AAATGGCATCGAGAGGTAATTATGCTGATTTTGGAGATACATCAGTTACAAGAGCGAGATCTGCAGGAAATGTGTGTAGTCCAACAAGAGCGTTATTTTCAGGAGGAGATACTCCTACAAAATCAGATGTCATAGATTATATTACTATGGCGTCTGTTGGTAACGCTACAGATTTTGGAAACTTAACAGTAGCAAGAACAGATGCAGCTGGAGGTTTATCTAGTTCAGTGAGAGGAGTCGTAGGAGGAGGTGCAACTCCAAGCACTACAGAAGGAAACATAATCGATTACGTAACGATTGCTTCAACAGGAAACTCTACAGATTTTGGTGACTTGTCTGCTGGTAGAACTTATTTAAATGGAGTATCTTCATCTACAAGAGGAGTATTTGGTTCAGGAATAACTACACCATCTTCTCCTTACGGAGGGGCAATACTTGATTATGTAACAATATCGTCTACGGGTAATGCTACAGATTTTGGTGATCCTAGTCAAAATAGATATGGCGCTGCAGGAATGAGTAATTCAATCAGAGGTGTATTTGCAGGTGGTAGATTAGCTCCAAACAACTACAATACTATAGATTTTATTACAATTGCTTCAACAGGAAATGCAACAGATTATGGTGATTTAACAAATACTGGTGAATGTTTAGTAGCAGCATCTGATAATCATGGTGGTTTACAAGCATAATAAAATAGTGTAATATCCTATATATGAAAGAAGAATTGTTACAGTTATTTCCTACACCTTTATTAATTGTACCTTACGAACAATCAATTGATGAAGAGTTAGCATATTTAAAAACTATTAGTTATCGTGAACAGCAATCTAATGGTAACTTTAGGTCTGATGATTCTTACTTATTACGTAATGAAGAGTTTAAAAATATAAAAAATTTTTTAGGAGAAGCTGTAAATAAATTTACAACAAATGTTTTAAACTCAAAACAAAGATTAGTTATCACACAATGTTGGGCTAATAGAAATCCAAAAGGGTCCAAGCATCATGAACATGTGCATCCTAATAGTATTATATCTGGTGTAATGTATTTTCAAATAAACGAAAAATTACCACCTATATCTTTTTCAAAAGATAGACAAGATGGTATGAAATTAAACCCAGAAAAATATAATCACGTAAACTCAGAATCTTTTATGTTGCCTTGTAAACCAGGTGAACTAATATTATTTCCATCATCATTAAAACATAGTGTACCAATAAACCAAGGTGATGAAGATAGGATAAGTGTATCATTTAATACATTTTGTATTGATGTAATAGGAGCGGAACAATCACTAACTCATTTAGATATAAGGAGGTTAATGAATGAGCACAATTAAAAGTTATATATATGTAGAAAATCACATACCAAAAGAAGTATGTGAAGCATTAATAGATGAATGCAACAAAGGTATTTGGAAAAAACATACTTGGAATAATTATGCCTCTGGTGAAAATTCATCAGAACCTACAAAAGAGTTAGATGTAATGAATTGCACTAAAGAACAACAAGCAAAGATAACACCTTATCTTGTTAAAGCATTAACTGAGTATCAAGAAAAGCATAGTGTGCCAGGGCAAAAGACTCAAGGACCATGGCTAACTAAATTTAGTCCAATACGTTTTAACAGGTATCCTGTAGGCACTATGATGAGAGAACACTATGATCATATACACAGTATATTTGATGGTCAGATGAAAGGAGTGCCTTTAGTGTCTATTGTAGCTAATTTAAATGAAGCCTATGAAGGCTCTGAATTCTATTGCAGAGGAGAGAAAATTGAGTTAAAAACAGGTGACATACTATTGTTTCCATCTAATTTCATGTATCCTCATGAAGTTAAAGAAACAATAAAAGGCACCCGATACTCGTTTGTAAGCTGGGCCTTTTAATATATAATGAGGTCATATGTTACAAAAGATAGGATTTGCACCCGGAATTAATAAACAAATATCTGAAACTACAGCTGAAAGTCAATGGGTAGATTGTGATAACGTTCGTTTTAGATACGGGACACCAGAAAAAATAGGGGGCTGGAAGCAATTAGGGGATGATGCTCTTACCGGAGCAGGCAGAGGTCTTCATCATTTTGTAAATACCTTAAGTAGGAAATATGCGATTATAGGAACAAACAGAATTTTATATGCATTTTCAGGTGGAGTCTATTACGATATTCATCCTATTAAAACTACAACTACATTAACGAGTGCATTTAGCACGACTAACGGATCACCAACTGTTACAATAACTTTCAGTGGTTCTCATAACATATCAGCACAAGATATAATATTATTAGATAATTTTTCTGCAATTACTAACTCTAATTTTGCAGCTGCAGATTTTAACGATAAAAAATTTATGGTAACAACTGTTCCTAATAGCACAACTTTAACAATTACAATGCCTTCAAACGAATCTGGATCTGGCGCAACTACATCAGGTGGTATTAGAGTTCAACATTACTACCCTGTAGGACCTGCTGTACAAGCAAAAGGTTTTGGTTGGTCATTGGGATCATGGGGTGGTGAAGTATCAGGTGAACCAACAACCACTTTACAAAATGGTATTACAGACACTGCAACAACAGGCATTATATTAGTAGATTCATCACAGTTTCCAACAACAGGTACAAATTTTATTATTATAGATAGCGAAGAAATATCTTACACAGGTATTGCAACCACTGGAGAACTTACAGGTGTAACAAGAGGTGTAGCAGGGACAACTGCAGCAGCTCATAGTGGTGGTGCAACAATTACAAGTTCTACAAATTTTGTAGCATGGGGTGAAGCAGCATCAGGAGATTTGGTTCTTGAACCTGGTATGTGGTCATTAGATAATTTTGGAGATAAAGCTATTTGTTTAATTCATGACAGTGCTGTGTTTGAATGGAATTCTGCAGCAACAGATGCAACATCAAATAGAGCAACTATTATATCTGGTGCACCAACAGCGTCACGTCATATGTTAGTATCTACACCCGATCGTCACTTAGTATTTTTTGGAACTGAAACAACTATTGGAACACCTTCTACACAAGATGATATGTTTATTAGATTCTCTGATCAAGAGGATATAAATACTTACACACCTACAGCAACCAATACAGCTGGTACACAGAGACTGGCCGATGGATCACAGATTAGGGGAGCAATCAGAGGTAGAGATGCAATTTATGTTTGGACTGATACTGCATTGTTCACACAACGTTTTGTTGGTCAACCTTTTACCTTTGCGTTTGCACAAGTTGGAACTAACTGTGGGTTGGTTGGACAAAATGCTTGTGTTGAAGTTGATGGTTCTGCATATTGGATGTCAGAAAATGGTTTCTTTAGATATGCTGGTAAACTAGAATCACTATCTTGCTTAGTAGAAGATCACGTATATGATGATATAAATTTAGAATCAGGTAATCAAATGGTATCTGCAGGATTAAATAATTTGTTCGGTGAAGTAATATGGTTTTATCCAACATCTTCATCATCAGTTGTAAACAGAATGGTTGCATATAACTATTTTGATTCACGCCCAGACAGACCAGTTTGGACAAACGGAACATTAGCTAGAACTATGTGGGAAGACTCTGCAGTATTTGGTAGTCCACATGCTTTAGAATATAGCGCAGCAGTAGATACATCTTTTGATGTTGTAGGAAACACGGAGGGTTCTACAATATACTATCAACACGAAACAGGGACCGATCAAGTTAAGGGCGGTGCAACTACAGCAATTGTTGCAAGTATTGAATCAGGAGATTTTGATATTAGTCAAAGAAGATCTATTTCAGGAAAATCTACTGGTATAGCTGATATTAGAGGAGATGGTGAGTTTATAATGAAGATAAGAAGGTTTATACCTGACTTCATATCACAAACGGGTAATACACAAGTTACATTACAATTAAGAAATTTTCCTAGCGACTCACGAAGTGGATCATCACTTGGACCTTTTACTGTTTCATCATCTACACAAAAAGTAGATACACGAGCAAGAGCTAGAGCTATTGCATTAAAAATTGCAAATACAACAACTAATCAAAGTTGGAAGTTAGGAACTTTCAGATTAGACATACAACCTGATGGACGGAGATAA